GACGTGGACGGCTCACGCGGCGAACTATGGGCGTTCGTTCGCCAGTTCCTCGAGCGCGAGTACCCGGAAGCGGAGCTCGTGGTCGCATCCGATGATGGCGAAGAGCCGTTCCACAAGACGCTGGCTCTGAACCGCGCCGCCGCTGAGGCGTCGGGTGAGATTTTCGTGATCTGGGACTCCGACACGCTCGTGCCGATCCCGGCGTTGGTCGAGACCGTCGAGAAGGTGGCCGAGAAGCGAAGCTGGGGCCAGCCCTACCGACGCAAGGTGAAGCTCAGCGAGAAGATCACGCGGGCCATCCTGAACGGCGATCGCGAATGGGACCAGCCGCTGAACATCCGTGTCGACGGCCCCGTGGAGGCCAGCACGACGTTCACAGGCGCACCGCCGTTCGTGATGCACCGTGAAGCGTGGGACGCCATCCATGGAGCAGATGAACGCTTCAGAGGATGGGGCCAAGAGGATCAGGCGATGGCGACCGCGCTGAGCGTCCTCGTCGGTCGTTCACTGCCGCAGGCTCGCGCAGAAGCGATCCACCTGCACCACCCGCGCCAGGGACGCTCGGGCAGCGACCTGTGGATCGGTCAGACGGTCGAGCAGCGCAAGTACAACATCTGGCTGAACCAGCAGTACCGGAATGCGCGCCGGCCAGAGCAGATGCGAGCATTAGTCAACGAACGGATGGTGGCGGTGTGAGCATCGAAGACTTCATGGTTCACCCGGCCACGCTGCAGAAGCCCACGGGAGAGTTCATCCAGACGCTGTCGGGCGAAGCCACGCCGGTCTACGAGGAGTTCGAGACCCTGATGGCGTTCCAGCCTCGCGATGATCGGATGCGGACGGCTGAAGCGATGGAGCAGGGCTACGTCCCCATCGGAGACTGGAGGGGCTGGGGCTATCCCGACGTGGACTTCGGCTCCTGGTCACGCATCGTCTGGGAAGACCGTGTGTTTGACATCGTGGGGCCACCGAAGCCCATGGAGAACCACCGCACAGGCGCGATCTCGCACAACGAGCTTGACCTGCAACTCGTTGGTGACCCGGAGGATCAGTCGTGACCATCATCGTGAACGGTGTGCCGGCGGTGCTGTCGCGGTTCGCCACGATGGCGGTTGCATCGGAAGCTGCGCTGGCTGCTGCAGTCGACACGCTGGGACATGACGTGGAAACTGCAGCCAAGCGCATGGTTCCCGTCGACACCGGAGACCTGCAGGACTCCATCACCTATGAACCCAACGGGCCAAACGGTCGGGTGTACACCGACCTGGAGTACGCGGGCCTCGTGGAATACGGCGGGCCACACAACGTGCCACCGGAGCCATACATGCGACCTGCAGCCGACACCGTGGACGACGCGCCCGCGATTGCGGCGGCGAAGGCGGTCATCGACAGTGCCTAAGCTGGAGAACGCGCTGTTCGAATACCTGTCGACCGATCCCGGCGTGTCGACGCTCGTGGATACGCGCATCTTCCCGGCGAAGATTCCCGAACCTGGCATTTTTCCCGCGATCGCGTGGAACCGCATCAGCACGAACCGCATCGACACCTACGACGCCTACGACAGCGGCGCAGAGTCCTATGCGTTCGCTCGCGTCCAGTTCGATGCATGGGCCAAGTCCTACGACGCGGCCGTCGCAGTCGGTGAGGCTCTGCTCGCCGCGCTCTCGGGGTACGGAGGGGTGATGTCGGGAGAACTCATCACGGCACACGCGGTCAACGAGTTCGATGACCATGACTCCGCAACGAAGCTGTTCCGCCGTAGCCTCGACGTCATGTTGGGCTACGAAGATGATGTCCGCACGTCGGGAGTGGATGGCCTAGCCATGCCAGGGACCGTCGAGGGAAGCGGATCCACGTAACACCGACCCCAGGAGGGAAGAGATGACCAAGTATTCGGGCCGTACCCTTTCGGTCGAGATCGACGGGACGCCGGCAGGTCAGATGACCAGCCTCGCTCCGTTCGGTTCCTCGAGGAACCTGATCGACGCCTCGGTCTACGGCGAAGAGTGGACGGACTTCGTGACCGGTCTCCAGGACGGCGACGAGGTCGACGTGGTGTTCGCACGCGACCCGGCCGACACCGGCCAGAACGCATTCGTCACCGCCTACACCGACACGTCCGACACGCCTGTCGTGCTGACCGTCACACACGAGGGTTCGGGCGAGGCGTTCGACGTGACCGCGCTCATCACCGCCCTGTCCTACGGTGCGCCGCTGGATGGGTTGTACACGATCAACTCAACCCTCAAGATCGTGAACCCGGGGGTTGTGCCTGCGTCGTAATCTCGTCGCAGGAAGGCCGCGAACAGGAAAGGTAGGCCGCGAGCATGGGAACACTTAGAGATCAGATTCTTGCAGCGAAGGATCTGCCAACCGAAGAGGTACAGACGGACGAGTGGGCACCCTTCGGGGTGCCCTTTGTCCGTGTCCGGGGCCTGTCGGCTGCGGAGCGTGAGAAGTGGGAACTCTCCGTCGGAGAGACCGACGGTAAGAAGGTCACGCGTATCCGCGAGAAGCTCGTACAGCGCACCGTGGTCGATGAGAACGCGCAGCCGGTGTTCGAACTCGAGGATGTCAAGGCACTAGGCGATCTGTCCTCGGTGGTCATCGTCCGACTGTTCAATGCTGCTCGGAAGCTCTCGGGCATGCAGACCGAAGCGGAAGTCGAGGCAGAGAGAAACCCTTCGAGGGGCGACCAGGAAGGAAGCAACTCTTCCGACTCGCCCTCGCTCTCGGAGTAGCGGATCCCGATTGGCTGGCTGAGCGAGTCTCCGCTGATCTGCTCAGTGAGTGGGAGGCATACGAGCGACACTACGGGCCGATATTGGTGCAGGACCGTGTCGACTACGGCATGGCTCGAATCACGCAGCACCTGAGTGGTGGGATGCTGATGGATCACCTACCACCATGGTGGCCGAAGCCTGCGCTGACGGATCCGGCTGACGACATGATCATGAAGTTCCGTGATCTCGCACACGCCTGGAAGAAGAAGAGGGAGGTGGACGATGGCAGGGACCGCAAGCATCCTCGAAGTGTTGATCGTGGGCGACGCGACCAGCCTGAAGACCGCCCTCGCAGAGTCCAGCGTGGCGACCAAGGAGTTCCAAGCCAGCCAAGCTACGGCAGCGAGGTCGACTAGTGGACTGACCTCGGGCATGGGCAAGCTCGGCGCAGCGGCGACCATCGCATACGCCGCTGCGGCCACGGGCGCGGTTTTGTTCGCCAAGCAGTCCGTTGAGTCGGCAGCCGCATACAACCGTGCCTTCACGCAGATTGATGCTCTGACCAACGCCACCACCGAGCAGATCGGTGTCATGAATGACACCGTGATGAACCTGGCGAAGGAGACCGCTCAGTCGCCCGTTGAGCTTGCTCACGCCATGTACTTCCTGGCGTCTGCGGGCCTGGATGTCTCACAGCAGATGACGGCGATCGACGCGGTCGCTCGCGGGATGGCTATCGGGCTGGGCGATGCGGGAGACCTCGCGAGGATCACTGCGAACGCGCTGAACGTCTTCGGAGATAACGGGCTGCAGGCTGCAGACGTGATGGACGTGTTGACGGCTGCGATCCGAGAAGGTACTGCGGAGCCGAACGAGTTCGCGGATGCCCTGGGTCGTGTGTTGCCGATCGCGGACCAGGCGGGGATCTCCTTCGCGGAGGTCGCGGCATCTCTCGCCACGATGTCCAACGCTGGCCTGGACGTGAACGAGGGCGTCACTGCCCTTCGTGCGATTCTGCAGTCCCTGGTGGCCCCGACGGCACAGACAGAGGCTGCGTTCGCGAAGGTCGGTGTCACCGTCGATCAAGTCGTGGACTCCATGGGGGAACAGGGTCTGATCTCGACGTTGAGGATGCTCTCTGACGCGGCGAAGGAGAACACCGACTCCACGGGCGAGTACAACCAGACCATGCGCCACATCATCCCGAACATCCGTGGTCTGGCCGGCGCGCTGAACCTGACACACCAGCAGGCGATGAAGGTCGATGAAATCTTCCGGCAGGTTGCCGCGTCGACCGGGGACGCTGCTGAGGCGTTCCGCACGACCGCTCAGTCTGATGCGTTCAGGATTCAGAAGGCTCTGAACGACATCTCCATCGCGGGCCAGCAACTTGCCTCGGCGGTCTTGCCGGCGGTCGCGTCTGGCCTGGGTTTCGTCGCTGATCATGCTAGCCAGCTCCTTGGGATTCTGATCGCGTTCGCGGGCGTGAAGATCGTGAACACGGTCATGAACGCCATCGCGGCGTCGAGTGTCGCGGCAGCAGCAGGCGAGACCGCCTTGGGTGCCGCAACCGTGGCGACGACGGATGCGCTCGCTGCAGAGGGCACGGTCGCGGTGACGACCTCGCAAGAACTCATGGCCCTACAGGCGCGTAACCTTGCAGCCGCCGGATCCCAACAAGCACTCGCGGCATCGTCGGGGATGGCGACCGGAGCCATGAGGCTCTTGAACTCCTCGACGGCGAGTCTGCTGGCGGGGCTCTATGCCCTATCGGTCGGCCTCCAGGGCACCAAGGAGCAGATTGACGCTCTCGGCAAGAAGCACCCGGGAGAGTTCTTCAACGCTGGGGCGAACGCCTTCAACAAGACCGTCGGACCATTCTTCACCGGGGGCCTGAAGATCCCGCTGATCGTGGACGAAGGTGACATCGCGAACTTCCAGGCGCAGCAGAATCAGATCCAACTCGCGCTGATCACCTCGGGGTTGACCGCCCAGGAGCAGGCCAAGGTCACCAGCGATGCCTTGGCGTCGGTGGGTGGGGCGGTCGGAACTGAGAACGTAGATGAATACGCCAAGGCGGTCCAGTCGGCCACTCTGCAGATGCAGCAACAAAAGGAAATGGCCGATCAGCTCGCGGCCTCCCAGCAGAAGGCTCGGGAGGAGACCGACCGCTGGCAGCATTCCATGACCGAACTCACGGCACCGCTGTATCAACTCACCAACCTCGGCATCGACGTGAACGGGTTCCTGGACGACTTCAAGAAGAGTATCCAGGACGCCGACGACCCGATGGCTGCGTTCGAGGAGGGCCTGCAGAAGATCAAGCAGGCAGCGGCCGACTGGCGCACCCAGGTGTCCGGTCAACTCACCGGCATCGATGACGTCCTCAGCACCCTGGACGAGAAAGCCCACCTGTCGACCGACAGCATCCACAACGCATTCATGAAGGCCGCTCAGGACGCCAAGGACTTCGCTGATGACCTGAAGGTCATTGGGCAGACCAAGGGCGAGGTGGGCAGGGATCTCGCTTCCTCGTTGCTGGAGGGTGGGCTATCGAACTTGGCAGGCTTCATCGCGGGGCAGAGTGCCAAAACGCGCCGACAGTTGGTCAGCGACTACGGCGCGGTGCTGAACGCCGGCGACCAGGGTGCGCGGACGCTGCAGAACGTGATTGCGCCCGTATTGCGGAACATCCGCGATCTGCTGTTCTCGATTGCGCGGCATTTCGATCCGAGTCTGACGCTGCACGACGGCGACACGGGTAAGAAGCTTGATCACCACAAGAAGACTCTTGAGCAGATCGACAAGGGGTGGACGCCGAACCTCTTCCTG